GCATTATCAGACATGTCAATCATTGCCATGTTGGCAACCTTAGCTGCTTTACCAGTATTACCACCTAGTGACTGCAACAAACTAGCTGAGAAACTAGTTACATTTTCCATATAGTCATTAGCAGACATACCGGCCGTTCTATACGCCTGACTAGCATACTGCTTAACCTTGCCGGCAGACTTTTTAAAAATTGTCTCAACACCACCTAAGGACTGTTGAAGCTTAGCTCCTTCAGTGATTGATGCCCCAATGGCTTTACCGATTCCAGCAGTTACAATTGCCGCTTTAACGACTGAAATAAGTCTTGAACTGAGTGATTCACCAGCACTTGAACCTGCCGAAGCAGCTTCAGGATCTAATTGACCTTTGATTGAGCCTCCAATCCCTTTAGCAGATGGAATAATTTGAACATACGCTTTACCTAATTCTGTTGCCATTAATTATGTCCTCCTTTATTCAAAAGTCGGTTTCTTTCCTTTTCAAAATCCTCACCTGAATTAAATACGATTTCTTTCTTTTCTTTAGGTTCTTCAAATAGTGATGACCAAAGAACTGGCCTATTTCGACCTTTTTGGGCATCCTTGGTTTTAGACCAAAGAAGTAACTTCAAATTGTCTGCAACAGACATCAAAAGTATCTGATTTAAATCAAATTTCTGATTTCTCATCTTCATTTTGATTCTCGAATCATCTTTCAAACCTAAAGAAAAAACAGCTACCTTGGTTAAAGGTAACTGTTTTAAGTCGTATATTTTATATGTTTCTGCTAAGTCACACATAAGTGCATCCTTATCAATTTTTATCATGTAGGCAAGGACTAAGAGTTTTTTACTTGGCTTTGAGCTTCAAAAATTTCTTGAATTTCAGCAGTCATTTTTTCCATTGAAATCAAGCCTTCTTTATCAGCAAGATGTTTCTTTAATTTTTCAGTTTGTTCTTTACCAAACAATAATTTCAAAACTTTTGGCATTACCAAAGGGTTATCTTCCACATCACTAATTGCTTCCAATAACTCATAATTATCCAAACGCTTTTCAGGAATAATATAGTTAAATCCTGATTTAGTTTTACCCTTGATCATATTAATTATTCTCCTTCGGTTCCAACTGATGCAGTAGGTTTATTAATATATTCGTAATGATTTGCACCTGTTTTATCTGGTGAAGCAGTAAAAGTTGTTTCAAATCCAACAGCATCCTCATCTGTATAACTGATATCACCAATCTCTGAAATAGTACCGTTAGGAATAACAATACGCTTGAAAATTCCACCTTTTAGAACCATATCAAATACTAAGATATGTGGTTCATATTCATCGGAATTGGCTACAATTTTAATTCCTGATTCCATATCTCCAGTGACATTCTTTTCACCATAAACTTCTTTAAGAACATCAATATTCATAGACTCGATTAACGTGTATTGGAATGTATCTTCCTTACCTTTTTGAACAACGGCTACTGTATCACCGCCCCAAGCCTTGATTGAATCTGAATCAGGGCTATTTGTATTAGTTAAACCATCTTCTGAAATATATCCAAGTGCTTTATAAGAAGCATCCAACTTAGTAATTGAATCGGTAGGCAAAACAGTCCCAAGTGGTGCTGAATAAGCGGCACCACCGATTTTTGGTTTAGCAACTGAAACATTTTGTGTATCTGACATTTATTTTTCCTCCTAATATTTAAAATCGTAAACTGCTTGATAGCGATATTCTTTTGTTTCTGGATCAGTAAAGTTATAGTCTGAATTCAATTTAGCTTTACTGATATCTGTAAAATAAATCATTTCATTTAAACAAGCTTTTACTTTTACATTTAGTTTTGCAGCTTCGAATAATGAAGGCGCATAACTTTGAAACGCAAACGTTCCACTATTAATATGATTACTTTCAGCCCCACCAGTTTTTTCAAATAGAACATATGTCTCTGGTGGATTTTCTGGACGCTCTAAAAAAGACGGCACATTTAAGTGACTGTCTAAGTAATCTTTAATCGTTTTCTCAATCATTAATGCACCGCCTTTAGTAGCGTATTGTTTTTTAAGTTGTCACGTCTAGCTTTATAACTATCAGCGTAAACACTAGCATTTACACGACTTTTACCAACATAAGTATCTTGAGCATACCCATCACCTGCTGATTTTCTAATCTCACTAGCATGTTCTTCTACAATACTTTGCATTGCTGCAGATTTAAGTAATTCACCAACACCACCATGATTAAGTACAAATTTATTTTTAGCCATAATATTCCACTGTCACTTTCTTGTTCCAGTCAAGCGGAATCATATCTTCAATTCCTTCAAGTGGAACTCCAACTGTCCGCCATTTCTTTCCAAAGAATTGAACTTCTTTATTGGTCCAATCATGATCATCGCCTTTAGGAATTGCCAAATCATAAACAATCTTTTTACCAGTCAAGTTTAATTGATTAGCAACATCATCAGTTGACGTTGGCGCAACTAAAACATTTTCAACCTCAATTGATTCAGTTTTATAAATTGGTTCACCAAATGGATCAGCGCCACTCTTTACTTTATCAATCAAAGTTACCGTTATTCCGTGGATTCGTGTCATAAGGTTCCATCACCCCGTATCTTTGCCGTCTCAAACCTAATTTAGTTAGTTCTGAATTTTTAATGAATAAACCACCTCCAGGAACTAAGTACGATCCGGACCATGAGTAGCCCATAGCTGCTTCACTCGCTTGTGTCATTGGTTCCTGATCAGTTGATGTCATTAGAGTTCTTGCAACAACATCCACGGTTACAGATTGAACTACTGTGGCATAAGATAACCGCTCTGCAACCATCTTATCAAGGTCCTTACCAACTTTGAGAGCTTGCTCTCTTAATGAGTCAGAGACTACTTTAAGTAGTTTGGTGGCACGTGGAATTTCATCAGGTTTAAGCTTTCGCCACATTACTTGTAAATCATCAATCGTAGCAAAATCATCCATGACTATTTCTTACCTTTCATCATCAAATCATAAAGAATTTCTTTCTTAGCATTGGAATCGTATTTGATTCCAAATGCATCCAATTCTTGCATAATTTGTGCTTTAGTAATTCCTTCGCTGTCATCATCGTTTGATGTTGTGTCAGGAACTGGCTTAGGCTTAACCGTCGTTTTTTTAACTTTATCTTGAACATTGTTTTCATCAGCAGGAACCCAGTCCCCGCCTCTGATTCGTGAAGCTACATCAATGATCACTTTCGTTTTAGAATTTTGATATTTCATTTATTTATGCCTCCGCTGGTTTAATTACACGTGCAAAACTATTATTATCCATAATTCCCCAGCCTAGATATGTTTCAGAACGCAAGTAAACTTGGTTATAACCCTTTAAATCTTGGCCTGAATTGTCTGGATCACCATATTGAATTACTTCCATCGGAATTTGTTTAGCAAATCCCCATTGGAACATATTAGTAAAGTCACCCAAAATTGCGTAATCTTTTGAACCACTTGCAACGGTATTATTTACATCTGTTTGCAATCCATTGATTGAACCAGGATTGGCACCCCAAGCTAATGTTGGGAATAAACGATTATTACTGTTATCACGCATTTTTGCTAAAGCAGATGAAAACTGTGTATCAATTGCCATACCAGAAACCACACCATCTGAACCTTGAATAGCTGAAACTGCATCTTCAATATTTGAATCTGGATCAGCTTGCTTAAAATCAACAGTTTGTGTAACCTTTTTATCAAAACTATTATCACCAATAACAGCTGATACTTCTTTAGTTCTTGGATTTACACCATGGAAGGCCATCAAGTCTAAACCACGTGCTAATTTCTTAGCATATCCATCATTAAATGCTTTCAAAATATCAATTTTTTCTTCATCCGTGGCATAAATGAATTCATCAGAAACACGGGCGCCATATTCCACCTTAATGGGAACAATCGTTACTGGCGCAATAGTAACTCCACCTTCAGTTTTCTTTCCATTCTCAGCAACAATATCGATATCCTTGTCCATTGAAAATGTAAATTCTTTTTGTCCATTAAATGCTACTGGCTTTTGACCAGATAGGATTGCCAAAGAACTATTACCTTTAACTTTACTAATTAAATCTGTAATTAATGTTGGATCAAATAAATTTCCCTTTGATGTTGTCATAATTTTTTTATTCTCCTTCTAAGTTATCAATTAAATTTTTGTATGCACTATTCTCATCTGAACCAGTATTTGGTTCAGGGTCTTTTAGTGGTGGTACTGGGTCATCCTTCTTTACAAAACCAGCTAATCTTTCAGCATCAGCTTTCAAACTTTCTTCATCATCACCAACCAAACGATCTGCTAAGTCATAAGGAAGTCCATTTTCTAAGGCAATTTTGGTTTTTAGATTAGCTGTTTCATATCCTGAAATTTTGGAATTTAAATTTTCAATATTTTGGTCATAATCAGCATACTTTTCTTTGCTCTTACTGATTGTTGATTGCAGTGAAGTATTTTCATTAGTCAATGTTGATACTTGTTTCTTTAAATCGTCATAATCTGAATACTGTTTTACCAATGATTCCTTCTGTCGGTCCAAACGTCCTTGAATAATTTGGTCAAGTTCCTCTTGTGTTTCAATTGTTTTAAAAGTCATAATTTAAAATCCTTTCTCCCACTTACCCGGTGGTATCGGTAATTTTTGGCATAAAAAAAAGACGTTCTAAACGTCTAATATCGTACCTGCTGTTTCTTCTTAGGCTTATCAATTGAGCAAGCCCAATGTGCTAATAAAGCACTATCCATTAAACTAATATCCGTATCATCAAACTGTGATTTGTAACCAAACCCACCACTGGAACCGATATTCCTTTTTTCAGAATTTGTCGCTACCACTTTCAGTGATGGTTGATCACTATGACAAATTGACTGCTGGTAAATTCCTTGCTCCCACAACGAATTAGCATTGATTACTTCTTTAACTGTCGGTAAAATTGGCGTCTTCAATCTGAAGTCTTTCATGTCAGCAGCTAAAATTGATTGACCACTTTGACCATCAATTACTACTTGCTGAATGTCAGCAGTTCGCAAAAATTTCAAAATCCATTGATTGCCGTTTCTTACTGATTGACAATCAATAGACTCTACAAATACTTTTCCTGATAAGGTATGAACCGCAATACTCATCGCAACATTGGCGCCATCATTTCCGTATTTAATTCCAACATACAATGGACCTTGTAAAATCGGTAAAGAATGAACTTTCAATTCATCCCATTCATTTTCTGAAATAACCGATTTTTGATTATATTTAATCCAAAGCCCTAAACGTTGAATATTAAAATCAACTTCATCCTGTCCAACTTCATCTTGAATTGAGCGTTCAGTGAAGATAGTTCCCAAAGATGGATTGGTTTTATACCACAAGTCTCGGTCTCTAATATTTGATTGCTCTTCAACAGACCATTCAGCCCATCCAGCGTTTTCAAGTTTGCCTTCCAAAACACCATTGCGGTAACTGACAAATACTGTACCTGAAGATAAAGGTGTTGGTGGTGTTCCACAGAAAATAGTTTGTGGATTATCTGAATCGGTAACAACATATTTCAATGCTGATTCTTGATCAGTCGTATA